TGGCCTGGTCCCTGGCCCTGGCCCGGCCCTGGCCCCTGGCCTGGTCCCTGGCCCTGGCCCGGCCCTGGCCCCTGGCCTGGTCCCTGGCCCTGGCCCGGCCCTGGCCCCTGGCCTGGTCCCTGGCCTGGTCCCTGGCCCCGGCCTGTCCTGGCCCTGGCCTGGCCCTGTCCTGGCCCCTGGTCTGCCCTTGCCCTGGCCATTGGCCCAAAAACAGCCAGTTTTGACGGTTTCAATGTAAAAACCGGCCCTTTTCGTGTTGCATTAAACGAAAAATGCGCGTCCTGGCCGCCTGGCCCGCCTGCAGGCCAGTGTTTCCGGGGCTTCCAGCGCAGGTACTTTGGCCCCACCTATCCGTGCGTGTTGCGCGGCCGCGGAATTTTGCTAGTGATAGGAAATATATAATTTGTTGTAAAACGTGATAGCATTACTGTATGGATAAGGGTGACAAGGCAATTATTTGCGATCTCAGCACTATGATGCAGGCTTTTGACTGTAGTCAGGCCTACATCGGCAAGCTGAAAGACGATGACTGCATCAAGATGCAAGGCCGGGGCAAATACAACCTGGTTGAATCTACTGCACTGTACGTTAACCGCCTGCGCAACAAGACGGAAAAGATTGATGGCGATGGAAATGTCATTGACTTCCACACCGAGAAAGCGCGTCTTACCAAAATGCAGGCCGACAAGGCTGAGATGGAGGTTCAGGAACTCGCAGGGGAACTTGTGCGGGTTTCTGATGTCCTGCTGGAATGGCAAAACATTCTTGCGGATGTAAAAGGTAAGCTACTTTCGATACCATCAAAACTTGCCACCCTGGTTGCGGACATTGATAATCCCGGTGAAGCGCAAGAATTAATAGACACTTACGTCCGAGAGGCGCTGCAAGAACTGGCAGAGTATGGAAATCAAAGCAAACGTCAAAGAGATATTGATCCAGGGGATGAGCGTGTTGAAGCCGCCCCCGAAACTCAGCGTAAGCGAGTGGGCAGACCTAGAAAGAAGACTTGATTCGCAATCATCTGCGGAACCCGGCAGGTGGCATACATCAAGGGCGGAATACCAGCGAGGCATCATGGATGCCTGTTCCGATCCAACAATCCAAGAAATCGTGGTCATGGCCGGTGCGCAGCTTGGCAAGTCTGAAGCCCTGCTGAATATCATCGGGTACTACATAGACAACGATCCTGCTCCAATTTTGATGGTTCAGCCCAGCCTGGACATGGCTCAAGCCTTCAGTAAAGACCGAATCGCAAATGGTTTGCTGGCATCAACTCCATGCCTAAAAGATAAAGTCAAATCACCGCGAGCCAGGGATGCAAACAATACTACTTTGCATAAGATATTCCCTGGAGGGTCAGTATCTCTTACCGGCAGCAACAGCAGCGCAGGACTTGCAAGCAGACCGTGCCGACTAATACTGCTCGATGAAGTTGATCGCTACCCCTCTTCAGCGGGAAGTGAAGGTGACCCGGTCCAGTTGGCCAGGAAAAGGGCTGCGACATTCTGGAACCGCAAGATCGTTATGGTCTCCACCCCTACCAATAAGGGAGCATCCCGCATCGAGGATGCGTTTGAAAAATCAGACAAGCGTTATTACTACGTTCCGTGTAAGCATTGTGGGCATAAGCAGCAATTGGTTTGGGCTAACGTGAAGTGGACCGACAATGATCCAGAGACTGCGAGATATGTTTGCAAGGAATGCGGTTCTCTATGGTCTGAAGCAGAAAGGCGTTCTGCGATACGGCAGGGAGAGTGGATTGCATCGGAACCTGGCAGGCATGTTGCTGGGTTTGCCATTAGCGGTTTGTACTCACCCTGGACCCCACTGTCCGATGGTGTTCGAGATTTCTTATCAGTAAGAAAGAACCCGGAACAGTTGCGCGTGTGGAACAACACCTACTTGGGTCAATCATGGGAAGACGAAGGCGAGATGATTGACCAGATGAACCTGGCGGATCGTAGGGAAGACTTCAATGGGTTTGTGCCAGAAGAGGTGGTATTCCTGACTTGCGGAGTGGATGTGCAGGATAACAGGCTGGAGTTGTCTGTGATCGGCTGGGGCCGGGATGACGAAAGCTGGGTGGTTGAGCATCTTGAATTGTACGGAGACCCATCGACACCGCAGTTGTGGCAGGCACTTGATTCCCACCTATTCAAGACATATCAAACGTATGATGATCGGACCATACACATCAGGGCTACTTGTATCGATAGTGGTGGTCACTTCACGAACTCGGTTTACCAGTACGCAAAGAAACATGCTGGCAGAAGGGTGTTTGCGATCAAGGGTGTAGGCGGTGAAGGAAGGCCCATGGTAAGCAAGCCGTCAAAAAACAATGTGGCGCGTTGCCCGCTATTTCCTGTTGGGGTTGATACAACCAAAGACCTGCTATTCGCAAGGATGCGCATCAATGAACCAGGTGCTGGATACATCCATTTCTCAGATGTTCTCACCGATGAATACTTCAGGCAATTAACAGCCGAAAAGATTGTTACGAGAATTCATAGAGGATTCAAAAAAAGGCTATTTCAGAAAATCAGAGCAAGGAACGAAGCGTTAGACACATTTGTATATGCAATGTCTGCTTATGCTATACTTGGCGTAAATGTCAATATGTTGGCAGATAAAAAAGAGAATGCCGTTGATGTTGATGCGCCTGAACAGGTGAAAACGGACGAAAATAAACCCCGGTTTGTCCCGCGAACAAGTCGCGGATTTACTAATTCTTGGCGATGATTATGGCAAATCTTTTTGATACGGCTAACGCACCCGAAGGGGAACCGCTACAGATAGTGGCTGGTGACCTGCTTCAGTTCAAAATAACATCTCTTGTAACAGATTACGATCCGGCCAGTTATACACTGACCTACACTGCGCGAATCAATGGGCAGCAAGACGAGATTCAATTCTCAGCCACTAATCAATCATCTCATTATTTGGTTTCCGTGAACGGAACCACGACTGGATCGTGGGCACCTGGCGAATATAGCTATCAGCAAGAAATAATACGCAACTCGGATTCTGCAAGAATTATTCTCAAGAGAGGCATTTTCAAGATACTTGCCGATCTCGACAACAACGCGGTTGACAACAGAACACACGCCCAGATCATGCTTGGCAAGATTGAGTCCCTGCTTCAGGGTAGGGCCGATTCTGACGTAAGCAACTACTCGATTGCGGGCAGATCACTAACAAAAATGTCTTTTCAGGAACTTTTGGACGCACGGAACTTCTACAAGGGCGAAGTTATGCGCGAAAAAGCGGAATTGGACGCAAAATATGGGCGGAAGGGCGCGTCCACCATTCAGGTGAGGTTCTGAAATGGGATTCTTTGATCGATTCACGAAAAAGCAAGAAAAACAGATCAAACCACTCAAAAGATCGTATGCAGCGGCCAATCCAGGCCGTCTTTTTGCTGATTTTAAGGCATCAGAGCGATCTGCAGACTCGGAATTACGCCCTGTTCTGCGAGTTTTGCGGTCCAGGTCACGCGATCTTGTCCGCAACAATGAATACGCCAAAAGATACATCGAATTGCTGAAATCCAATGTAATCGGCCAAAAAGGCTTCAAATTACAGGTAAAAGCGCCTGATTCGACAGGAAAGCTTGATCTGCAGGGCAACCAGGCTGTTGAAAGCGCATTTTATGGCTGGGGAAAGGTTGGCAACTGCACTGTAGACGGAAAAATGTCTTGGTGTGATGCGCAGAAAATGGCCTTGGAGTCACTCGCTCGTGATGGCGAGGTCTTTGTGGTCAAGCACAGAAGCGCCAGTTTTAAAGATTCTTTCGCCATCGAGTTCATCGAAAGTGATCAAATTGACGAAGAAAAGAACGAAAGACTAGATGATGGCCGTGAAATTCGCATGGGCGTGGAACTGGACAAGTTCAAGCGGCCAATTGCGTACCACATGATCCAGTATCACCCTGGCGATTACGACTTTACGACACAAACGAAGACGAAAAAGACTGTCAGAATACCCGCTGACCGGATGCTGCACGTTTTCATGCCGTTGCGGGCTGGTCAGACAAGGGGAGAACCCTGGATGTCCCCGGCCCTGTCAGGGATAAAGCAATTGGGCGCGTTCCGTGAAGCCGCAATCGTTAATGCGCGTGTTGGCGCATCTAAAATGGGCTTTTTCACATCTCCTGCGGGCGATGGGTTCACTGCTGACGACATGGACGGCAATGTGCCGATCATGGATGCTGATCCGGGCACTTTCCATCAGTTGCCGCAGGGCGTTAGCTTCCAGACATTTGACCCGCAATACCCGTCAAATGAGTTTGACAGTTTCCACAAGTCCGTTCTCAAAGGTATTGCTAGTGCATTGGGTGTTTCGTATACATCGCTGTCCAATGATCTTGAGTCAACTTCATACTCATCAATACGCCAGGGCGCACTTGAAGAGCGTGATCATTACAGGTCTATTCAGTATTTCATTACTGAGCATTTTGTTCGGCCCATTTATGAAAGCTGGCTGTCTGCAGCTATGGAAATGAGGTCTTTCGGCATTCCCGTTGTTCAATACGACAAGTTCGCAATGGCATCTGAGTTCCAGGGCAAGGCTTGGTCTTGGATTGACCCGCTAAAAGAAATGAACGCGGCGGTTGTCGGCATGAAAAATGGTGTCTTGTCGATATCTGATGTTGCCAATCAGTACGGCAAAGATACCGAAGACCTAATGGCTCAGATACAGCGTGACAAGGCACTTGCTGAACAGTTTGGCATCTCTTATGCGCTCGAACCTTATGCGGCAAATCTATCGCCGGTAATGCCTGACGGGATTGATGAAAGTGAAGATTAATACCCGCCCAACAGATGGTATGGTTGCTGAAGCTAAGAAAGGCTTGGCATGGCGTAAAGAGCATGGCCGCGGCGGCACAGCAGTTGGTGTTGCAAGGGCAAGAGATATCAGCAACAAGAAAGAACTGTCAGTCGATACAGTAAAAAGAATGTATTCCTTTTTTGCCAGACACGAAGTTGATAAAAAGGCTGAAGGCTTTAGACCTGGCGAAGAAGGCTACCCGTCAAATGGACGAATAGCGTGGGCGCTGTGGGGTGGTGATGCTGGCAAGTCTTGGGCTGGCGCACTGATGAAGAAAATCAATGCTGATGATGAAAGATCGATGTATACTGATAATGTAGGTTTAGAGGATAGAGATATGTCCGAAGATATCGAAATAAAAGATACCGTTGAGGCAGAAGATTCAGTTGAAATGGTTGAAGAGACCGTTGCTGAAGTAGAAGCCGAAGATAACGGTGACCGCGCTGGCAAAGCAGAAGTCATCCATCGTGCGATGGCTATCGAGGCATCACCAATCGATGAAGAGAAGCGTACAGTACAGATCGCAATCTCATCAGAAGAGCCTGTTGCCAGGTCATTTGGTAATGAAGTTTTAGAACATTCGGCTGAAGCAATTGATCTTGGGTTCCTTGCTTCTGGCCGTGCCCCGTTGCTGCTGGATCACGATCCAGAAAAGCAGATCGGGATCATAGAATCAGTCGATCTTGATGGCTCGGCACGGAGACTCCGTGCGACAGTCCGTTTCGGAAGGAATGGTCTTGCCAAAGAGGTCTTTGATGACGTTGTGGATGGTATACGCGCAAATATTAGCGTTGGATACTCGATCAACAAGATAGAAAGGTCACGAGACGATAGCGATACTTATGTTGCCAAGTCTTGGAGGCCTGTAGAGGCAAGTTTGGTATCAATTCCAGCCGATGTGACAGTTGGCGTGGGGCGTTCCAGCGAACCTTCAAAAGAAC